TGGATTAACGAGATCATTTATTGTTCTTTATGTCGATAGCAATTACCAAAGCTACATAAATTAACACAAAAATTAATCGGCCAACCCAAAGCCACTCAACAGGATTTAAGTTCCACGCTATGAAACTGCCTGCAAAGTAGAGGATAGCAAAAAGGGACAAGTAAATAGTTACGGTTTTTATCATTAGTTCATATCAATTAATCCCACCGGGTTTTTGTTGTCGATCATTAAGTTAGTCAAGCCCCAAACTAAAGCGTCTGCTCGGTCAGGTGACTTGCCTTTTTCTGGATCAAAGGTAACCATCTGAGATTCTAAAATAGGAAAATTACCGACATGGTGTATTTTATTCTGCTCATAAAGCGAGTAGATAGGTTCTGCTCTGACATATTTACCCTTAGTTGCCGTAACTAATTTAACCCTATGCTTTGCGCCTTGAGACCTTAAAACGCTTTCCACCATGTCACCGCCTTGATTTTTTTCAGCTACTATGCAATCAGCGGACCACCGTTCGACTGCCTTAACTGCAATTATAGCCCATTCATTAGGTGAATATTTACCGCTTAAATCTTCAAGAATATATCCTTTATTATCTTGACCTCTACCGCAAACTATAATCCCTGTCTCATCGCTTTCTGAATTTGCGGTAACAGCCGGATCAATTGCTACTACTATCCTTTTTAGTTCGGGAGCAGTTTTTACATGAGCCCTTGCAATCATAGCACGATTCCAAAGCAGCCCCTCAGCATCATCTAGCCATTTTCCTAAAAATAAATGCTCATACCTAAGTAGGTTTTCTTGCTTAACTCGGTTTGCTTGCTCTAAAAAAGAGTCTGATAAATTGATGGCATTGTCTAAATAGGTAGTATGAATATAGGTAGTATTGTCCTGTTTTCCATTTGATAAAAATCTTTTATAGATCCAATGACTTTTAAAGCTAGGATTCATAATTATGATGACCCTGTTTGGTGTTGATTTTTCCCTAATCGAAAGGTCTATTCGATCAAAAACATCCTCATCTACCAACTCCTCACCTTCATCCAAAACAAAGGTAGTCACTCCAGCAATTGATTTCAGGTTAGCTGTTGCGGTCCCTTGGCTGGTCTTGATTCCCTTAAATAGTATCTTTGATCCGGTTATTTTATTCGTGATTTCGGTTTGAGTTATATCGAAGTCATCAAACTTATTCAGCTTTTCGATCTTATCAATAAATTCAGGGATAATCGAAATGTAAGCAGAAACTAAAGTCCATCTAGTAAAAAGGATAATATGCCCCTTTTCGTAAGTCAGATTTACAAGTGCTGTGGCTACATGGAATGACTTTGCGGAGCCTCTTGATCCTGTTACTAGAAAGTACCTGGTTAATGGACTCCTAGTAAATAACGGCTTATAGTTATTCAGAAGATCCATCTACCCAATTGATCGGAGCATTAATGTCTTTGCCGTTTGTGGTGTGGTCAATTTCCTGCTTTTCAAAATATCCTCGTTTCTTTGCTTTAGTTTTTAGGTAGAAAATTGTAGAGCTAACATCTCCGTTATTAATATTGCTAAATAATTTAGATTCAACAAAGTCCATCTGAAATTCTAACAGGTCATCAACCGCTAATTTATATTCGTCGTCTTCTTTCATCCAAACGTAATGAGTATTCCTAGAAATGCCTACCATTTCGCAAGCAGGAGCGACAACACCCAAGGTTTCCTTAAGTGCTGCCAGCATCTCCTTTTTTATAGTGTCATTATTTGTCTTTGATACTTTATTCATTAGTCATTCTGAAAAATCCAAATGATTGTTTAGTTTCTACTTTTTTAACTTCCCCAAAAAACTTGTCTAAAGCAGCATTTACTATCCACATCTTTTCAACAAATCCCTCTGGAGTATTATTAAAGGTTTCTTTTATAAAGTTAAGATAAAAATCGTGAATTTCCTTATTTTCGTCAATCTCAAACGTTTCGCAGGTTTTGTTATCATTTAGGTTCATGGATGTTCTTATACAAATATTCCAGTTTTCATTTCTAATCAAAACGAATTTTGCATGAATATCCGAAGTTCTGATATTCTCATTACCGAATAAATCAGAGATTGCCATCGCATACTTCTTCTGTCTCAAGGCAAAGGAATAATCAGTTACCAAAGTAAAGCTCTCAATTAAATTTGAATTGATTAGCCATTTTATTTGGTTTGCATCTTTTATGCCGGCTGACCAAGTACAACAGATTATTTTTGACTTGCCTATTTTTTTTAGTATTGAATGGATAAGATCAATAAGACTAAACTGACCCCTTGTAAGCCCTATCATTCTGAAGTCCTTTTCAAGGCAATCAATCGCTTGATCTGAATTACCTGAGAATACTCCTAGTTCTGTCTCCTTAAATCTGAAACCTTTGCTGTATTTATTCATAATGCTTTAGTTATTATTCCTAAAAGGTGCGATCATCGACTTGGTCGAATTATAAGTCAACCCTAAATGAGTAGCCAAATCAGCATAAGAAAGGCCTAACTTATCCATCAGGGCTTTAAGCTTTTCGTGCTCAATCATTGTTTTGTTGATTTATTTGAAACGCAATGCTATCAATTAACTCTTCATTTAAAAAAACTTCGTCCATCGTTTTGAATGACATTATTAGTCTATAATTATTATCTCTCTTTTCATGATTGGAGCGCAGATACATTAATCCATCTGGCCCATCATAAATAGACCATCTTTCATTTGGAGTTAAGCTGATGTTTTCTTGGATGAATTCAGCTAATTGTTTCGGTGAGTAGTTCATAATCTTATATTTTTGAGCTTGAAATAAGTACACTTTGATCATCCGATTTGAACGATAAGAAATTCTCACTTAAGAATTCGAATTCTTCAGGTCTCAATTTTTGAGCCGCTTCAAATGCTCTTGCATAATACAAATCTGCACCCTCTTTTTCTTCACGCATATCTTGAATGCAATCTGCTTGATGCATCCTTTCTATGCAGCTTAGTGCGCCGCCAATTGCAAAGCTGTAATCGACCATTTCTTTAGGATTTACAAATTCTGAAGCGGAAATTTCTTGATGATTTTTCATGATATTTTTTGTTTGAAAAGAGAACCGTTTCCCTTTTGCTTATGCTAAGGTAAAGAATTTATTTAACATATCAAATTATTTAACAAAAAAAACCCACAAAATAAATTGCGGGCTTAATCGGGTGATTATTTGTTTAGGTACTCTTCAAGCTGTTTGGTCATATGTTCTTTAACAACTTCAATTCCAATCTCAAGAACTTTTTTATAAGATTCTTCTGTCCATATCCAAGTACAGTTTAAATCTGAAATCTCAATCCTTTTCGGCAGCTTCTTTGCCCATTGGCCTTGTTGGTAAACAACTAAAGAGTAGTGCATTAAACAATCAATATCTTTATTATATTTCCATTCTTTGTTCCCAGAAGTTTTAAACACGTTTGTTAAAACCCACACCCTACCACTAGGCTCTTCGAACTTGTCTTGTTCCTTAATTTCTCCGTACAGTTCAAAAGCCTTGGCCTTTAGCTGCTCAACGTATGCATCTATGGTGGAGGGCTTGAAGTTCTTTTCAGTCCCCCCTATGCCAAGACAGCTTCCTTTTTCTCCATCCTCAGTATAAATACAGTCACCTCTTCCTAAATTCGCACCTGGAACCAATCGGTAAACCTTGCCTCGTTTAAAATAAAGTGCCTGATCCGTTGTGCATTCCACAAACTCCACGCCTTCCCAAGGGTCTTTAAGTGATACCCAAACGGAGACATCATCCATATTTTCAATTTTAAAATCTGTTCCATCCAACACTTTGATTAACCGCTCTAAATCTTCGTTTTTCATTTTGTTTTTAGTTTAACTGTGTCTCCTACTACTATCCCAATCCTTAACGGATGCTCGCTGATCCCAAAACATGGCTGGTTTTTCCACCTTGGATCGGCGCAACTCCAATAAACCGCATAATATGCATGTTCATAGTTTACCTCTCCGATTATCCCGTAATCATTCATGAGTCTCTGACTGATTACGTTCCGTTCGTAGGTTTTGCACCCGGAAAGTAGAATTAAAATTATCAGATATTTCATCGTCGGTAATCGTGCCGGATCTTTGAGGATTCCTTAATCTTCTTTTTTTGTTGATGTTCGTATTTGTCTTTTTCATGCTCCCATGACTTGAACTCTCGATCCGAGAAATTCTGTGAGGAAACGCAGCTTGCCATTGTGGCAACTATAATAATGAATATTACCGCCAATATTCCGAGTTTTACTTTTCTTTGCTTAGTCATTTTGTAGTATCTTTTTGATTGCTTCAGTAATTTTTAATTCTTTTGATCCAACATTTGCTAAAACGTCATTCCTAACTATTACTGAAATTGATATTGAATTTGTGACATTAGTATGAATAGCGCAAAAATCATCAACCTCCACCTCTTTTTTCTTTTCCAGAACCACATCGCATCTCATACCCTGCTTTTTAGCAAGTTCATAAATTTGATCAGTTAGGGATTCTAAGGTAGGTTCTTGAATTACTTCTTTCCACTCTTTTCTTGTTTCTTCAATATTACATGCCCAATACTTAACTTGTCTTTCAGAGAAAATATGGTTTCCGGGATAAATCTCACCTATTTCTGGAAAAGGTCTACCATAGTCAGTAGACTGCTTTAGTGTCCCTATAAACTTGTATTTTTTCATAACTAGTAGATAAATAGATTTTGCAATGAGAAAAATACTCCGAAGGCTATGATTGCAATTGCAACCAAGCTAACTGCTAATTCAGATAATGTGATTTTTAAAGTTTTCATGATGTCGCTTGTTTAATTGTGTAAGTGCCCCGAAGGGCTATTGATTAATTAAATATAATTCTTGCTGTGCCTGCATCGTAGCTTAAAAATCTTGCTCTACTATAATCAGTTGAGTTTTTTGTATCAAAATCTGAAATTAAAGATTGATACGCCATTGACAAAGCCTTTACCGCTTCACCTTTTGTTTTAAACTCTAGTTTGACGTTATTAAACGGTAAGTTTGTTATTTGATCGCTGTAAACACTAAAGCTGTTCAATAGTATGTGCTTTGAAGTAATACCAGATCCTGTAATGTAGATGAAAGTTTTCATGATGTCGCTCTTTAGTTTCCATTTGAGAACCGTTTCTCATTTGGTATATTCAAAGGTAAACAAATAATTTAACTTGTCAAGTGTTTTATTAATTTATTTTCAAAATATAATTTTGCTTCCTTGAAATTGAAAACTTTACCCATAACTAAACCAAATAGATTTAATGCCTCGGCCTGATCTTTTGCAAAGCCATGCCCGTCATCAGTCGAACTAACCCTTACAATTACGATCCTGAAATTAGTTTTCAGTATTGATTTCTTTAACATTGCTTAGATAAACCATCAATTCCTGAATCCTTTTCTGCTTTCGCAATTGCTTCTTTTCGAAACGGCTTTTAAAGCTATTCCAAATCATTTGCAGGTACTCGACAGGAACCTGGTCCACTGTTTTTCCCTTATGCTCACCAAATTTTAGCTTTATCATTAGAATGGTAGATCATCAGATGTGTCATCTTGAACCGGTGCGGAGTGCGGTGCTTTCGCCTCTTTCGGCTCCATTGAAAGGCTTAGAAATTTTTTGCCGTCCTTAGTTTGCTTTAGCCAAGAACTAACCCAAAATTCATTCCCTGAAGCATCAGTAAATGATCCTTTGTAATCGGGTCGTTTCGGGTTGTCTCCTTTGTCGTTTTTGAATAAGGCCCCTCTTAATTTGTTGTCGTAATCCATAGGCGTAATATTAACGAATTTATTTAATTATTGCAACTATCAAGGAAATAAATTCCTCTTTTGATCGAAATATTTGATAAGTAAATCCTGCCTTTACGATTTTAGCCTCCCATACTTTTTGATTTGGTTCCTGTGTTCCTGTCTCGGTCTTTGCTTCCAACATGTAAGCTTTTGCATTATAATAAAAAACTAGGTCCGATCGCCCTGGCTGCAAACCTAAAGATCGATCAGTCATTGCCTGTATTTTGCTTCGGGAATTATTTAAATTGTAGCATAATAATCCCCGGTATTCAGGATATTTTTCATGAAACCATAGGTAGCAGACTGATTGTAGTTTAGCCTCGCTCATGATTTCAGGCATTCAAATCTATCTTTATTCATGTGAACCCATCCCTTTTTATATCCCATT